ACGTGCGAACCTTCGACGGCAAACCGTGGCGTGGTCTGGTGGATGTCGTATCTGGCGGATTCCCGTGTCAGGCATTTTCCACAGCTTCACGCGGGAGAAAAACCGCAATTGACTTGTGGCCTGAAATGCGACGGGTCGTTAGGGAAGTTGAACCGGCCTATGTGTTCGCCGAGAACGTCACAAAGGCCGCAATTGAACAAGCTGCAAGCGATTGCGCCTCAATGGGTTATAAAACCGAAATGCTTTCCTTGTCGGCGGGAGACCTGGGCGCAGACCATGAGCGGCAAAGGTATTGGCTACTTGCATACGCCGACGACAAAAGCCAACTATGCAGCACCATCAATGCAAAAGTGGCGGGCATGTCGAAATTTTGTGAGCGTCTTTGGCAAACCTACCCCGGAGAACCAAGAGTGGTTGATGGCGTGGCCGATCGGATGGAGCGATACGAAGCCATTGGCAATGGACAAGTTCCAGCGGTGGCAGCAGCAGTGGCGTCATGCGCCGTTTTTGACTAACAGTGAAGGAGTGTGTGAGTGAAGGCCGAATACATCACCTGCCTAGCCATAGCGCTGATCCTTGCCGCCTGTGCGCATCACCAGACCATCGAAGTCAGCGAGTACCACATCACCAACACCGAGCAGAAATGCGCAGGCAAAACGGCGTGCTCTGAGGTGTACGACACCGGCAAGTGCAATGTGTGGATCAACGCCAAAGCGACGACGGAGCGCGACTACGGCGCGGCGGTGCGGAAATGTTTTGTGGGGCGGGTATGAACGAACCGAAATGCAAGCACTGCCAGCACAGCGAGTTTGACTCGCGATGTGTGGCGCCTATTCTGTGGTGTGCCTTGCACCGAGGGCAAGCTATTGAGCCGTGCGAGAAATTCTCCAGAGAGCCGGGAACAGAGGGCGACGAATGACGCAGCTAACCCTACAGCGCCAGTCGTTCGGCTTTGTGCCAGCGGACGACGAGACGCGGAAAGCGCTCGCGAAGGTGCCTATCGGCTCACTGGTGACGCGCGAATGGCGGAAGGTGCGGAACAGCAAGCACCACCGGATGCGCTTTGCCTGGGTGCCGGAAATCTTCGCCGCTATCGAACATCTTGGACTGTTCGGAAACGCCGAATTGCTGCGGGCGCACCTGACGTTACAGACCGAGTTTGTTCACGTCATCGTCAACCCGTCAACCGGCGAAGTGTCACGCATTCCGCGTTCGTGGGCGTACTCATCGCTGGACGAAAACGAGTTTGCCAAAATGGCGAAGCAGATTCGCGACTACCTGCTCGGCGATTTCCTCGAACTGTGCATCGAGCGCGGCAAATGGGACGAAAACACGGTGCTGCATTTTCAGATGGTGGCGGATCAATGAGCAAGATACGCGAATCCGCGCGAGGCGAGCGTTGCACGATCCGCGTTATTGGCGTCTGCAACGGCGATCAGGAAACAACGGTTTGGTGCCACGCGAACGGAGTTAGGTTTGGCAAGGGCTTTGCGATCAAAGTGAATGACTTGCTTGGCGCCTACGGGTGCAGCGCATGCCACGCGGTTTATGACGGCCAGCGAAAACGCCCTGCCGGAATGACGCAAGAGGACGTGGAACTGGATTTCTGGCGCGGACACGGCGAAAGCTTGATCCGGCTTTACGAAAAGGGGCTGGTTTGACATGCCAATGCTGCGCCAATCGACACAAACACATCTACATGGACGGATGCGACCAGTGCAAAGCGCGCTGGATCGCCAGACTGCCGACGAGGTTAGCGCGTGAGCACTTGCAAAGGCTGCCAGAGCTGCGCGACGCAGCACGCGCCGAGTACCGAGCAGACATGCGGGAACTGCGCGGAGGCGACGCCGGTAGAGCGGACGACATGGATTCGATGTGAGGCGCGTAGTGTCAGCATCAACGGTATTTACCACTACGAGGAAACGCATCAGTCATGGTTACCAGCGTGCGGATCATGGAAGCAAAAGTGACTCGACCAGTCGTGTCTGACAACCTCATTGACTGCCTGCGGGCGCTTGATGATTTCTGGAATTCCGGCAGCAACCCGCTACCGGGCGCTTCCGTTTTGGCATCGGCAGAACGAATGGCGAAATCTGGAAAGGAGAGCAGTTTGCGGGACGAGGCTATATGGGACGATGTCCGCGACCCCTATCGTGGCGTCCGTGTTGACGACGCCTTTCGCAAGCTCGCTCCGGTACAGCAGGTTTGCATACGCACGCATTTTTTCTGGTCAGCCGCGACGCCACTGGCAGGAATCCGGTACGTGGATTGGCGCGAGTTCAGGAAGATCGAGGCGGAGCATGCCGCACTGCCTGAACAGGTCTATGAGCGAGCGCTGATCAACTCGATTGCCGAGATGGAGCGTGCATGCGCTTGACGCCGGAGGATCAGGCCGTGGTCGTGCTCGACGCAATCCGTGATTGCATCAATCCAGAATCAGGAATGGCGCACCTGCCGGACGTGGTTGCGGTGTGCGTAGTGTCTGGCATTGAGCGGACTTTGGCCTACAAGATCATTGACCGATGGAACAACCAGTGCTGGCGCCGGATCGGAACAAGCATAGGATTTGTAAATGCCAAATAACGGCTACACGCAAGCCGTACTTGATGCGCTGAAGGACGGCCCGAAGACATCAATTGAGCTTGTGCGCATCACTGGGCTGACCAAGTTGCAGGTTGGCGAGGTGTTGCGCGCGCTACGTGGGCGAACAATCAAGTCGCACCCGGTAAGGTACGAGCTGATACCAACAAACTGTGCATTTACAGATGGCAAAAATAGTTGTGAAATACGCGCGGGGTAGTGCGCTCTGCAACAACCGAATCATCCCCCTTGCGATCCGGCAGAGCGCGCTATTTCCGCCATTGTGGGATAGCGCAGACTGGCAGCGCGTCGGGCTCATAACCCGAAGGTCTGATTCGATCCCGCAACCAATTTCACAAAGCTCGCTTCGGCGGGCTTTTTTCATTTTTGCGATGAACATTTTGGAAAAACACGAACTTGCGACAGAGGCGATCAAGGCTGCGCCGCCGCTCGCTGTTGTCGGTACGTCGCTTGCCGGAGCTGTATCGTGGAGCGACATCGCCTATGCCATGACGGCGCTATGGATGCTGGTGCAGACGATATGGTTCGTTGGTGTTCGTCTGTGGCGCTGGAAGCACGGCAAACCGCTGGATACCGTAAAGGGAGACCGGTGAAGCTCGTCCCTCTATTCTGGAAAAGCTGGTCGTTCTGGCTGATGATCTTGACGGCGATCTTGGGCGGCATTGAAGCTGCGCTGCCGTTGTTCACGTCGGTAGTGCCGCCGCGCTCGTTTGCTGTGGCCTCAATGATTACCGGCATCGCTGCTGCCGTGGCTCGCACGATCCAACAGCAAAGCATGCATCCGAATGAAAAACCTGATTGAGCTTTTCGCTGCATTTTTCTCTGCATTCCGCAGAGAAAACCAGCCAATTGCAGAGAAACCGACTACGCCTGCTGTAGCAGGCAAAGACACGGCGGCGCAGTTCATCGCCCGTTGGGAAGGCTGCAAGCTATCGGCCTATCAGGATGTCGTCGGCGTCTGGACTATCGGCTATGGCAGAACAACCAACGTTCACCCAGGCGATACCTGCACACAAGAGCAGGCCGATTCATGGCTCGCCGAAGAGGTCGAACAATTCAAGCGTGGCGTTCGTGGCGCCGTGCTGGTGCCGCTCAATGACAACCAGCTCGCTGCCTGTACGTCACTTGCCTACAACATCGGTTTAGCTGCGTTCCGTGGCTCTACGCTGCTGCGCAAACTCAACGAAGGCGACTACCAAGGCGCTGCCGAACAGTTCCTTGTGTGGAACAAAGCGGGCGGGCGTGTTGTTCAGGGATTGGTTAATCGGCGTGCAGCAGAGCAAAAACTGTTTCTGTCGTGATTTGGTTAGAGCGCATCCGCGACTATTTCACGCGGCGGGCTTACGAGCGAGCTAAGCAGTATTGGGAGCCAATGGTGCGGATAACGGCTGCGCAACGTGACATTTACGAGCACGCATACCTACAGCAACGGCAAATCATCAACCGACTAGAAGCGGAAAAGGAGCGCTGCAAATGCTGCTCATTGGACTGATCGTAGGCGGAGTGGCGGGCTACCTTGTCTGCCTGAAGCAAGACGCTATCAAGGCGCGCGTTGACGAGAAAGTCGGCAAGTGGTTCAAGCGCTGATTGTTCTGCTACTGCTGGCTGGCCTGACTATCGGCGGACAGCAGTGGTACATCGGCCATCAAAGCGACAAGCACGAAGCCTACAAAGCAAAGGTCATCGCTGCTACGGTCAAGGCGGAACAGGCAGCAATCGCCACCACAAAGGCCATTGCCAATATCGGCGAACAGCGGGTGACGGTCTACCGAGATCGCCTCAAAACCATCGAGGCATCAACCAATGTGCAGATTGATCCTAGCGGCGTGCCTGATTGCCGCGTGTCTGACGGGGTGCGAGACGCTATCAATAGCGCCCGCACAGGGGCCAACAGTGCGAGTGCCCGCAGAGCTGAAGCAGGAATGCCCGCCGCTACCAATGACGGACGGCAGCCTCGCGAACCTCGCGCGCCTCGCGGTTGATGATGCCAGGGAATACGCCAAATGTCGTGAGCGCCACAACGCGCTTGTGGACGTGGTGAACGAAATCGAAAGGCAACTGAAATGAACAACCGAGTAATCCTCGTCAGTTGCGCTATTGCCGCGCTGACGGGTTGCGCAACTCCCGACTTCAAGGCGCAGCTCGATACTTACAAAGCCGTGGAAACCAAGCGCGCCGACGAAAAGGCGGAGAAGTACAAAGCGCTATCGGCCATCGCAACCGGAGCAGATGCGGCTACGAAACAGGTCGCATTACAGGCTTGGCAAGCGGTCGCTATGGTTGATTCCCTCGGGAACGGATCAACACAGGCGCAGGCCATGCCGCAACCGCCAGCAACCGCGTTTGACAAGACCTTGCAGGCAATCAGCATCGTGGCACCGGTCGCAGCCAGCATTACCGGTAGCGTGATGTCCTACAAGCTCGGCAC